TAATATATTCGTATTTAACGATCTTAGAATTTTCTTTTTTTTCCTTGATGCATCGTTCTTTATTTGTTGGCGTCATATGCTTAAAATCATCGAAAGGCACATTATTTGGCATCGTGTTGATTAACCCGTGCAGCTCTCCGTTTGCTGTTGCTAATGTAATTGTCATGTTAATTTCCTCTATTATTTAAGGATTGAAAGGGAACGGTTCTCGTTGAGTTGTCAAATTGGAGATTTTTAGATCCGGCAGGAGATAAACTCGCTGGCTGTTCTATATCTCCAGTAGGGACAACAAAAGGATCAAAATTTCTAGAATCAATATCTAGGGTAATCTCATCATTATTTACCGAGATTATTTCTGCTTGGAGTCCATTAGCTTGAGTCATACCAAAGAGAAAAGGGATAAAAAGTTTTACAAGCTGTTTATCTTGATATGTGTTTTTCTGATCCGAATTTGCTACAGCTGTAACGACCATAGGATACGCTTTAGTAATATCTGTAATTTCAAGGGCGGAAGGTATCGCTATCGTGGGGGGTAAATACTGATTTGCGTTATTCGGTACGGTCATGTAAATCCGTTTTACATAGGAGGAGGCATATGCCCCCTCCACTTATTGTTAAATTTGAAAACTATTTAATTCTCAGTTCTCAAATTTATAGGCTTGCCAGTTTATAATATCACTTGCAGCTCCAGCAGGGCTTTGAGCGCCACCCGCCAAATACATATAGGGCGTAAACTGACCGCTTTTAAATGCTTGGTACTGAAAATTATATCCAGTTTCAACAAAAGTATTAGGATCACGCCTTGTGCTTGCTCCCGCAGGTGCTACAGTCGCGAACAGTGTTGCGGTTGGCGAGGATGTAGTGAGAGGAAATGCAAACGTACTAAATGCAGTAGAATCAATGTCAACTGTCATTGTGTAGTTTGTAGCATTCATGGCCGTAATAGTTCCGGTAAGCTGATCCATTTCAGTCATCCCAAATGAATAAGGAATGCTAAAGTGAATTTTCATACCGACAACATAGTAAGCCGTAGGATCTACTGACGTTCTTACAACAGCGGAAGTAGCTTTTGTGATTTCAGTCACATAAAGATACTGAGGGTCTACAGCCAAATACTTAGAAATGCGTCTAGTGTATCCAGCAGTACCAGCGGCTAAAGTAGCGGCTCTTAATCCCGTTAAAGTATACCCGGAACCTGACACGCTTGAAATCTGAAAATTCATCCCAGCGATTTGGAGCATTCCTGTTGTCCCGTAGAACTGAAGAATATCTCCCTCGCTATATGTCTGGGTATGAGTCACAACGGCAGGAGAGGCGTTAGTGATAGCTGTGATAGGATTAGTGGATTGATTCTCTATGGTCGGATTAATGCTTACATAAGTAAAGCCATCCGAAGCCGTAGTAGTTCCAAAAGTATCCACCTCAATAGCATTAACAGAGTTTGTTTTTTTCCATCTAATACCGTCGTTTTTAGCCGTTTGGCCTAAACCAAATTTAGGCCCGAACCATTCCGCACGAACAACAACACCTGTTGCAGGAGCTAAAGGCAATTGTGTAATATTCCAAGTTTGGAAATAATCCGCAGAGCTAGGAAGCAGAATTTTAACTCCAACTCCTGTAGATGTAAAAGATCCACCAGTGGTAATTGTAAAAGGCATTAGTCACTCCTTATGTTGGTTGGATTGTTGTAACATTCAAACCAGATATCCAGTTTTGGTTTGTAATTGCGCGAGCAATCGCAAACTTAGCGTATAGCTGGCTATTTTGACCAACCGAAGACACCACCCAAGGGGGCCGATAACCGATAACCGCTGTGTAATTGTTCTGCTCGATCTTTGCGGCAGCTTCAAGGCCATACATAGGAATAGTATAAACCGTACGACCAAGCATAGAGATATTAGGAATTTTGGCAGCTTTGCTTGACACAAAAAATCTAAATCTTGAAATTTGCGCGTAGTCTTCAGGTCTTAATCCCGCTTGAGAAGGATAGTCTTTTTTAAGCAAAACGCCTTGTACGTTCTGAATGTCCGCAGTCATGTTTGTGTTGAAAAGAGCGATGAAAGAATCTCTTACGCCCGATGTACCAAACTTATTTTCCGCTTCTATATCAGTTAGCATTGTACGTGCATCATTGCCAAGTAAAATTGACTCGATGTTATTAACATTGTTTAATGTGATGTTAGACGGCTGATCTCCATTTATACCACCTGTGCAATTGATATATGAAACGCTTGAGCTAAACAAGTCACGCATGAGCAGATCTTCTTTCTCACGAAGCCATTGACCAAGTAAAGCGGTGAATTTTGTCAGAGTTTTTGAATTCTGAAACAAAACTACTTGCTCGTTTGTCACGATAGATTTAGCGTAGATTTCCATTGTCGCATCGATGTCTGTACGAACTGGAACTTCAGAAGCTGGGTCAATACCAGATCCATCAAGTTGACCGCCATCTGTAGATAGACGCTCAAAACGTGACATTCTGGTTGTTTTACCGATGTATGTTTCGGCATGATGCAAATCCACGCCGAAGCTGTGAATCAAGTTAAATTGAGGAGTAGATAACAGGTCTTCCGCAGCCTGGACAGGCAATTCCGGGGCCATGTTATTTATGTTTGTAATACCGGTAGGAAATGACATTGCGTCTCCTATAAAAGTTAATGATTATCCGCTTGGCACGGCGAATGGCATTAGCCATCATAGGGAGCAACCTATGAGAATTAAGCTCTAGCAGGTTTTAAAGATCCTGCAACTCAATTCCAATGTATAATTTAATGTTTAATTATTCAAGCCTTTTAATGTTTTTTGCATCCTCGCCCAATTCTCTGCCCGTCTTTGCTCTGTTAATTGTGTAGATGATCCAGTTGGCCCAGTTGAGGACAAGGTAGAATGTGAAAGGGCTTGCGGTTTCTGTAGGTTTTTCTCAGCCTTTTGCGCGTCTCTTTGAGAATTGTTATTAGGGATATATCTTTTTACAGCATTGTAAATGTCCGACCATTTTTCAAAACCATCTTTGCGGTGTGCAAATGATTTGGCAAGCTCGGGATGATGGTATTCAAGATAATCTAGATTTTCGGGGCTGCACACTTGATTGAAGTCTGAATAAGCATTGTTAAGTTTTTGGGGATATGTTTTTAGTTCTTCTTGCTCTCGTTGTGCTTGGTAGTGCTGTTCTCTTTTCGCTAAGGCTTCCTCCACTTTGCGATTTATTCTTTGCTCTTCGGACTCTTCTTCTTCATAGCCGTTATTTTCTTGTCTTTGTTGAGGTTTATTTACTACCGCCTCTAATGCTTGACGTAATGCCGCAGCTTCGTTTTCTGCCTTTTGCCTTGCTGCATCTATTCTCAAAGCTTCCTCGCGTTCTCTTTGACGGTTTTCCTTCCATTTCTTCCAATTCTTCGTCTGTTCCGATTCTTCTTGAGTAGCTTCCGTCTTGTTTTCAGCAGGGTTTTGATCAATCACTTGCGCTTTTTGTTGATTTAAGGTTTCATCTTTCTTAGCGTCTATTTGTTCTGGTGCAGTCATAGGGGTCTCCAATGGAAAAAATTATTGATGATAAAAAACATATTGAAATTGAAAATAACATAAAAAAGAAGCTTTTAGCAAGCCTTGAAAGCTACAATAAAACGATGCTTTATTTATCTTGTGATGCTCCCATAGGAGTTTTATGCCTTCCCAAGACTATTGAAACTATCTTGATTAACAACGGCATTCTGCGTGTCTATGATGTTTTTAATGTGGATCTTGCTGAAATCAAAGGCCTCGGTGATACGCGACTGAGGGACTTGACAGCCAGCCTTGACAAGTTCCTCTCGATGGGCCTTTAGATATTCTGATTCTGATAGCATATCAATTTTTTGATCGTACCGAATATACTCCCAGAATGTTCCTTTAAAGAACGCAATACTCCATGCCTGCATGGTTTGATAGCGCTTGTCTACATATCCCATTATGCTTAATTCAGCCATTACCATATCGGACGGCAAAACCCAAAGCCTTTTAGTGATCTTATCTAATCTCTTGTTATACAAAAAAACGCTTTGGTTAGGTCTAGGGCTGGGAAGATAAGGCCAAGCATAAAACTTGCGTCTCATGACATTATGAATCAGAGGATCTTTTGCCAACACCATGACAATGCAAAACTCATCCTCTAAAATGATATCTTTATGGTTCTCAATGCATTGCCTGAGATGAGGCTCTATTTCGTCAGCAAGAGCATGACCAACCTCAAGGGCATCATATTTAGTTGTGTCAGCGTTAGCCTTATGGGATAGTTCCCCAGCCGTTTTTCTTTCCGTAATCAATGATCTGTCTCATTTATTTTGACATAGGGCCGCGGTCTTTTAGATCCTTTCATCGCAAGCCAGGCGGTCTTATTGTCTCCGGTATTTTTGGGGAATACTGAGTAACCGACATCCATAATATACGGTTCTTGTGGCACGCAAGGGCCAGATCCCTTATGAATCACGCTTGCAGTAGTACGCTTAAGAGCGTCTTTGCCATGTTTTGTTTCGCTTTTAGCCATAATACCTCAAAAAAGGGTGTTTATAGCACCCTATGAATTAATGTTTAGCTCTATGTGACTTTACATAGTTAGATAGTCCGTCCACTTGGCTTTTCATCTCTTGAGCTGCGTTCATTTCTGAGGCATAGCGACCGCCTGCGCATTCAGTGTGTGAAACATTTTTTTCCCAATGGGATGAACCAGGAGGGAATTTAAGCCCTTCTTTTGCACTATTTTCTTTCATGTTATACTCCTGCCCCTGTGAGGGCTTCTTGTTGTTGAGGCTTGTTGGCCTGTTTAATTGCTTGAGCCATTTCCCAAGATTTACGATATACTTCCATATCCATATCTTCAAGCTCGACCATCATTTTGACAATATTATAGTCCGCTTCTAATTTTTCGTGCTCTGCTTTTGAATGAATTTGATCAATGTTTGCTAGTTTCTCTTGAGCAGATGCGAATAATTCTTGCTCTTTAGCTTTATTCATCTGCGCCTTGGACATGCTTTCCATCATTTTAGCTTGATCAACTTGTTGCGCTTGTTGTTGTTCGGCTTGCTGCGCTTGTTGTTGTTGCTGTACTTCGGCCTCCATGTCTTCGATTACCTGTTTTTTATTGGAGATAAACGCGGCTCGAATGATTGATTTGTTAGCGATAGGCATACCGATTTCTTTAAAATGGAGAAGTTGTTGCAGTTCCATCTGTCTTTGAGATGTAGAGTAATTTCCTTCTTCAACCGTAATGCTATATTTTTGAGAATGAGAGGTGAAAAATCTAGGGTCTGCATCTTTACCGAGTATGTTTCGGATTTTTCCTTTGCTGAAGTTCTTTCTGATAGCCTGTAAACGTATTCCTCCAAAGATCCTTTGTGTATAGTCGTTCCTATCAAAGATAGTCTGTAAGGTCACTAATCCAGCCCCTTGTCTAATAACTGCAAGAATACCAGCCTTATCATCTGTGGCAGATCCTAAAAGCTCCTCGTTAACGCCTGATATCTTTGTTATATCCTCCGCGAGGCTTGCTGAAAGTTCTAAAAGTGATTGAGGAATAGCGGCAGGCTCTATGCGTTGAATATCGGCAGGAGTCTTTCCAGCTTTAAGAGGGACTAAAAATCCTTGTCCAGTTTGCCTAAATGCCTTTGAATCCACCACCGCATCGACAGGATAAATCCATCCCGAGTTAATCTGAGACTGCAATATTTCAAGCTCGATACATTTTCGCATGTTATAGAGAAATTGAGGGTCACGCATGTTGCGGATAACGCCCATGCAGCGAAGTACAGGGTTTTGCATATCGGGTTCATAGTGACATAGAGAAACGGCAAAAGGATATGGGTCAATATTTAAAAGATTAGGGCCGTCGTAGACCTCTTGATTGCCTATGCTGATACATAGTTTAACGGTCGGGATTTGCACTTTCTTTATTTGAAGCCAAGGCTGTTGTGCAAGTGCTCTTTCCATCATATCATCTTCATCGGATTCGTCTTGCTCCCATTCAACTGCTTCACCTGTCTTAGGATCTAATACAATGGTTCCTTCTCGTGTAGTTCTATAGTAAAACTCATCATAGATCATTAAGTTATTGACGTTTGCATTTTGTAGCTCGGCTTGCAGAGGAAAACGCCCGTCCCTCATTCCACCCGTTTTCATTTTGTCTATTTCTTTTGAATAGCCTTTAAGTAGGTTCTTAGCCTCTACCTTACTAACCCAACGCCTTCGCCAGATACCATTACAATCAGTTAAATCTTGCTTACGGAAAAAGCTATCTATTAAAAAATTAGGACTTTGCACGCAATCACTAAACAAATCGCCAGAAATAGGATCAAGAGTATAGTCAGGGTACAAATGAAGTAAAGACATCCCCGTATCAATAGCCGCTCCAAACGCTTGAGATTGATATTCTTGGTAACCATCCCGATCTTCACTCCATTTTAGACACTTATTATAATCATCTGCTAAATCGTCATCGTTCTCATGTACGGGTAAAGTAATCGTGCTTTTTCGGTTTTTACGCTGAAAGCCTTCTATCATATCTCTATGACGGCGGATTAAGTTAAAGAAAAATCTATACTGTTGTTGATAGTTATTTGAGGAGCCATATAGAGCATTATGAAGGTTTTGATCGCCCGCTTTGAAACGTTTATCGATCGCTGCTTGCATCCATGAGGCGGATTGTTGGGTATAGTTTGATTGGTAAAACCAATCTTTCATTTGTTTTAGATTTTTTGCATTAACATCTGAAGGGTCTATGTACCCGAGTGAGAAATTACCTTGCTCGTATGATCCCATTATTTCCCTTTAATCAAAAAAACTATATATAACACACTCTTATTTAATAGGCTAAAAAACTTGTCCGCCAATCTCTTGATTAAAGGATTGAAATGAGTCATCCCCGTAAACCTTACGTCTAAGTTGATCATAGCTTAAATCCTCATCTGGGTGACCAAGAGATCCAGTCGGGAAGGCCGATGCTACCAGATACCTTACTGAGTCTATGGCGTGATCGTTCTGTTTAATAGGCTTATCCTCTCCCCTATCAGCAGCTTTAGGACACCATGCATAACCTTGCACTTGTTCAATCAAGTTCTTGCAATGCTTCCTAACCACTAAGTTTTTGTTTGCTATAAACTTCGACATAACCTTGATGCCAAAAAGCACATCATTATTTGCATCAAGCACAGGCAAATCTTTATTTCTAAGTTCAAGTTTAAGAGAAGCAGCGGCGGGATCAACATACAAAGCACGTATAGGACGGTAGCCAATGAATTCTTTGATGTCGTCAGCAAGTTCCGAATCTGTTTTTGATCTTCCTTGTTTTGAAGAATCAAAATAATATTCATCTTCGACGCGTATTTGAGGCCAGCGCCTAGGACTAATCGCGCAAAGATGACATGCCGTGGGGTTTGTTGTTCCATAGTCTAAGCTAGCCACCCAATATGTGGGAGGTTCAAAATCTTTATCAAATACATTATCATGATCGAAGTCACCGAAGATTATACCTTGAGCAACTGCCCATTCACCGAGTATTAATCTTCTGTACCATGCCCCGGTATATTCCTTCTTTAGGTTTTCAACATATTCAGGGGGTAAAGAAGGATTGTCATCAAGTGTGAAATGCCAGCTTTTGAGATCAAGTTCACTTTCTCTATCGAGGAATTCTTTTTTAAGCCAATGACTCGGCCCTTCGGGGTTGCATGTAGCAAGCAATTGTGCCCCTTTAACCGACAAACGAGACAATAACATCCTCCAGAATGGAGATGGAATGCAAGTAGCTTCGTCAACATATGCAAATGCAAGCGTACTTCCCTGAATGCGACGAACTGCACCTTCATCATGTGCGCCAACAAAGTATATGTTGCGTCCGTAGAGTTTAGTTTCTGTTGTTTTTGTGCTAGGTGGGCTAAAGCCAAGGAATTTATAGAGTTCAAGTAAAACGTTACGTTGAATTGTGTCACGATTAACCCCTATAATCATTCCAGAGCCTTCAGGCCCATTCTTTATGATATCGATAAGTTTGAGGATGCTTGAGTAGGTTTTACCGCTTCTAACGGCTCCTACCCATATATTAAAACGATGATTAGCTTCATTGAAAGATCTAATCTGTTTGTCACTTAGCAAGAGTTTCCTTTAATGCTTCGAGTTCCGATCGTATCTTTTGAAGCTCGCCTTCTTTTCGGATCAATTCAAGCTTAGTTTCAAGATGATCGTCATTGGGGGGAGTACTGAATTTTTTATCAAATTCCATCTTCTTTTCAAATTCGTAATCTATCTTTCTTTTAGCTTGATCTAATTCTTGTTCTGCAACTTGCGGGTAATAGATACCTAAGAATCTACTTCCGTAAGTAGGTGATAAATTCTTATTTTTCATTATTTTAGAACCCATCCAATCGAGGGCTTTTTCATAATAACCACGAAAACAAGATCTGTTTACTATTGATTGCCATTGAGATCTAGGTATATCTTTAACGCGTGAATACCATTCCGAAAGATGAACAATTTCTGTGTTTGTTTCATCTATCATTTTAGTCCAAATAATGAATTCTTCACCTAGTTTTATAAGATCTTCGTCAGCATAACCAGGATTAGGAGGACTACCATGACCAACCGCATTTTTATTACCTAATTGAGCACCAGATTTTTTCTTTATCTTCATAACTTTAACCAGCTTCTAAAAGACTATCTACAAAATCCCAATTAATATCACTCTTAGGCCTTCCGGCTCCACAATGTTTGGGATAAGGTTTTCTCTTTTTTTTTTTTGTATCTACAGTCATAATCCATTTGTAACATAGTCAAAAGATAAGTTTAAATGAAAAATCGCGCTAAATGCAAACTTTGCTCATCAACGATAGAGAGTTTTCATCGAGAAAACCACGACGAATGCTCGTATCGAGAAGACTACGTCGAATGCACGTGCGGAGAGATAGCAATTTGGGGAGGACCGGATAATTACAATCTTTCATATAATGACATCAATAATTTCTTACGTATCGATGATGAGGGTAACGAAATCGTAGTCAAAGAAGGCGAAATCGTAGACAAAGAAGGCGAAAGCGTAGTCAAAGAAGGCGAAAGCGATAAATCAGATGTAAAACCGCTTGACAATGACACAAAGCCGACGCGTAAAGAGCTTATAGAGATGCTTGATACTATGGCCAAGAACATTGAGGATCTTCCCTCATACGCTAAGCAAACGCCTTGTAATCAATATGATATGCTTGCACTTATTTCCCTTCTCAGTTTAATTCTAAAGACAAAAAAATGAAAAGGTTGGAAGGAGAAAGTTTGATCCCTTGGACATGTGCAAACCTCGTCATTTAGGGCGAGGTTAACATGCCTCTTTTTTTTTAATCGCACATGTGC